CCGGCCTGTCAACGCGCCACTCACCGCCGCGCTAGCCTCATCGCCTACCGTGCCTAACGTCATGCTTTCGCCGGCACGGTTTAGCCACGTTCCGAGCGCCTCGCCGTATGAGGTCACGCCGTCGTCGCTGCCTACAATGTTGTCAAACAAAGCTGCGCCAAACCGCGCTCTTGCGGTACAGCGGCAGAGACGGAAGCAGCGGCACGGGCGGCGGCAATAAGCCTGTTGGCGCTATCGGTGTTGCCGTCCGCCACGGCCCGCCTTGCGGCTGCCTTCAATTGCTCCTCGGTGTATCCTTCATATCCAGCCATTAGTTGCCAACTCCTAAATAGTCCAAATCAGCCTGCGGAACGCCGCCGCCCGCTGGTGCCTCGCCAATCCTACCTCTTGTACCAGCGCCGCCCGGTGCCTCAATGTTTCCACCAGATGCAGGAACCAGTGACCTTGCAAAGGCGTCGCGCTGCTGTGACTTTTGCGCAACTGTTTGGGCGGTGTCGCCCGGCTGTGGAAAGTATGTAGACATAACCCTGTCGATTTCGTCTTGGGTGGCTGCCGCGCCCGTTTGAATGCGCAAGACGCCCTCCGCCCACTGGCGTTGAAGCCCTTCGTATCGCTGGCCTTCGGGGGATCGCAAATAATTACCAAGCCAGCCCGCCTTCGACGCCGCGCCCTCGCCAAGACTGGCGGGGTTAAATGTCTCGCTGCTCTCCAAAGCCGCAATTTCTGGCATTGTTTCATCCATCAAGTTGCCAAACAACGCCAAGCTCGATTGGCGTTCTGTCGGCGCGTCAGTGCTGGCCCCAGCGCCCGCGCCTTGCACAAACGTAACGCCGCCCTCGCCGTCAAGGGCGAGACTAAAGCCGGGAGGGGCCATGTTGGCGACCCCAAGTTCGTATTGATCCTGATTAATAAGGCCCGCAGATAGGTCGGACTGTAGCTTTGCAATTGCTGACGATGGAGACACTGCGTCGCCTGCCCCCTGATACATAAGTTCTCCGGTTCTTGGGTTCACAAGATTGCCGCCGACATTGATCCCGTTTACAGGGTCCGCGCCCTGTTGCGCCGCCTGATACGCCTGCAACGCTGGACCCACGCCCACGGAGTCCGCCATTGACGCAAAGCGTTCGCCGTTAGGCTGGCTGCGCAACCATTCAACCGTGCGGTTTTTCTGGTTAGCGTCCCGTCGCCCCTGCTGCTGGCCTTGCACCCTACGGTCAAGTCCTTGATCAGGATTAAGGCGCATTGAATTAAAGCCCGACGCAAGGTTGCCCATGAGGTCCTTGAAGTTGTCGCGCTCGGTAAACCGCTGGCCCGTTGGACCCGCTGCGCCTTCTTGGCGACGTTGTAGGCCGAGAGCGCCTAGAATGCCTTGCGGCGCTTGTTCCTGTGCCATTTGTGGCGCTCCTCTTGTGCTTACTGTTGCCTGTGGGTTTGGGCGCGACGGTTGACCTTGCTGGGGAGAACCTGACCCACTTGACCAGCCCTCCCAAGCACCCGGCCCCTGCGTCTCGTATATCCACTGGCCAATTCGGTCTTGCATTTCGGGCGTCATAACTTCGTTGCCCGTCAACCCTAGTCCGTCACGCGCTCCACGCAATGTGGTGCCGACTACCTGATAAGCCCCCATAGGTGTGGCCACGCGGCCCACTTGCCCCTTAACATATTGCCCGTAATCACCGCTTGGCCTAGAAAAATCCAACGCCTGGTTAACGGTCATATCGGTTAAGCGTGTGCCGGAATATCGACCACCTTCTCGGTTTTGATATCCAAAGAGCGCATTGTAATCGCCGCCGCTTTCGCCGGGGAAAATGTTTTGTTGTGCAAGCTGTCGAAACTGCTCTGCGTTCATTAGTACAGCCCGCCTATAATTTTACCCTTTAGCCCGCTGTAGTTAACCCGCAGGTATCCGTCCGCGCCAGTCGTGACCAGTTCGGGGTGCGTCTTTTGCAACTCGTCAGCCATAACGCCGAATGTGCCTTGACCCGGTGATGCGACCTTCAAGCCTTCTTCGTTCCAATCCCAATTGTAGAACCGGATGCCGTCGATGTCGCCAACGTGCTGGACGTTTCTTTAGGCGAGGGTCGGACGCAAACGGGGTTGCGGCAAGTGTCAGGTAATCAAACAGGCCCCGTTTCTGCGTCTCCGTTGTAGATTGCCCGAATTGAGCGCCGCCAAGCGCCTGCAATGGAAGGTTGAGCGCCTGCTGTGGTGCGCCCGTAAAGCCCGCGTATTGCTGACGGCCTGCGTTCATAAGCTGTTGCATCAACGCCTGCTGTTGCCCGCCCTGTTGCGCCTGCTGTTGCCCAATCTGCTGACCAAAGCCAAAGCCCATGTTGGACAGGTTGCCCATTTGGTTGGCCGCTTGTAGCCCGACCTGCTGTTGGTTCTGTGCGCCGCCTAGTGCGGTGTTAAATCCCTGCTGTTGAAGCTGCCCGAACGTATCCGCGCCCCTGACGTGCAAAGCCTTCATTCGTCATCGCGTCCGCAACGCCGTGGCGTGAACCACCAAACGCGCCCGCTGCCGTGGCCTGTGCGCCCATGTTGTTCGTTGCCATTTGGCGTTGCCGCTCAAGGCTGTCTAGCGTGTTGCCCGTGACCTGCTCGGTGTAGGGGTTCATAAACGCGCCGATATTTGGCCCTGCTGCCGCTGCTTGCGTGCCGCCTAGTGCCGCGTTGTACGCGCCCGCCGATTGACCGTAAACACCGTTTTGTTGTGGTGTCTGTGTCTGCTGTGGATTTGCTCCGCCTGCCATTTTAATTGCCCCTCAGACTGCTAAAGAAACCGCCGCCGCCCGACCCGCGCGGTGACGCAATCTGGTTTGCGCGTCGGCTAATTGGCCCGCCGCCACTGAATGTGTCGCCAGATTGACCCGCGCCACCGCCGTCAAACATATCCCCAAAGCTGGTAAACCCGCCGCCGTTGCCGCTTGGCATTGGCCTGGAGCCGCCACCGCCGCCGCCGCCACCACCGCCACCGCCGCCAAAGCCGAGGTTGTTGCCAGCACCGCTGGATTGTTTCTGCACCATGTTGGCCGATGGTGCGCCTGTTACGGGGTCAATAAACTGTGACATAATTGCATCAAACTGACCCGGACGCTGTGCTTGCAACTGATCCACGGCCCCTTGATAAAGTGGCGCTGACGAATAGCCCGACACGCCGTTGAAGTCCTGCGCTGCTGGCATTCCTTCCATTCCGGTAAGTCCGCCGCCTGCCATGCCGAACGCATTGGCCGCCTGGCCAGTGTTGGCAAAGGATGCTTCCTGCATTGGGTTAAATGATGCCACGTCCGGCCCGTAGTAGGGCGTGTAGCCAATCTGTGAAATTTCATCAGCCCGTGCAAGGTTCGCTTTTGATGCGTCCTGAACCCATTGCGGGATTTTCACCTCAGAGGTGGTGCTTCCGCCTTTTCCGCCGCCGCCGCTCATATCGTGCGCTCCATAACTGTCATCACTGTTTTCCAGTTCTCTTTGCCAAGGACCTTAAGCCAGCCGTGTCGCCCGCTCATTGTCATACTTTCGCAGCCTTGGGATTTGCCCCAATCTGCGGCTGAATCAATCATGCCGACCAATTCTTCTTTGTCACCAGCGGCTAGAAACACGTGCAATACCTTTTTCTTCGGGTAGCATATGATTTCCGTTATAGCACAACTGTTGCACGTTGGCCACACTTGCATTTTGCTCGACATGACGCCCCTTGCCACGTCTTCAAAGTCATGCGTGCCACCGCTATAGGCTAGTGCCGCCTCGATCCTGTCGCGGTATTCTTCTAGGTTTACCATGTTGATATTGCCACCCGTTTCCATGTGTCGGTTGCAGTGCAGACGTAAAGGTGCGTCGTGTCCTGCGCCAATTCGCCCGCCTGCCCCGATGCTGTCGCGCTTGCAGGCACGCCGACAAACAAACCGATTTGCGCGTATGCGCCGCCCTTAGAGACAATCGGATAACCGTTTGCGTTGTCCCAAAGGAGTGTCCCGTTTTCCGCCGCAGTCAATCCGGACCGCTTGTAAGTCAGCCTTGACCACTGCGCAGCAATAGTGCGGCGAAAGTCTTGCGCCCAGACGCGAACGTCAGGCCCTACTGGTGGCAAGCCATTCATCGACGGCCACCCGCAAAGGCCTCAACGCGCATCGTCCCCACACGCCAGTCAGCAAGCCGGGCCGCATCAACGCGCATTCGCACCTGTCGCCCCGTAAACGCACGTCTGTTGGTGTTCCCATCGTGTAAGGCCCGAATGACTGTTCGTCGCCATTAGGGTAGAACCGTGTCTTAAATGTCGCAGTTACGTCGCCCTGCGTTTCCTCGTCAGGCAAAAGGCTTGTGACCGAATAAACATTCTCGCCCGTGCCAATTGTGATTGGCCCGCTTTCCGCAAACACAGCGTCGGCACCATGCGATAGGCCAACCTCATGCTCGTACACGTTGCCGCTTGCATCAGCCCACAACGGATACTTGAACACGCCGCGAGGGACTGCGGCTGTGCGCTCAATCGTGCCGATCGTCCAATGGCCCTCTGCGTAGTCTAGTGCGACATATCTATCACACTCGTTGGAGCCTCCCGATGGATAGAACCACCAGATTTCACTGTGTTGCGCTAATGACACAGTATGAATCAGGCTGACCTGTGATCTGTTCAGGTCGCCAAAGACATAATCAGCAACGTCGCACGGCAATTCCTGCACAGCGCCGCCTGCAAACGTAAAGAAGGCGTTTGCCCCATCCAGAATGCACCCGCGTCAACGGAGGCCAATGCCTTGCGGGAGGTGATGCCGCACGCTTGGCCCACCTTCTCAAACCCATAGACAAACGGCGGCCCTTGATAGGTCGCCGTGTGGGCGTCCAAGTCTGTGAGGATAAGCGACTGCCCGCGCACGTTAACGCCGCACATAATCTGGCCGGACGTTTGCAACTCAATATCGCCAGCCTCGTTTGTAGCTGCTGCTGTCCAAACAGTGTTGGCCTCGCGGTCACACCATTGAACCTTGCGCGGATTGCCGCCAGCGCCAAGCGCAAACAAAAAACGATCCGCTGAAACTAGCAATGAAAGGTTGCCCGTTGGCGCGTTGCTGATTGCTGCCGCTGGCGTGCCTGTATCCAGCGCCCATTCATACAGCTTGCCGTCCGCACTTGAACAGGCAACAAGGTTCTCGCCAAAGTTATCAAGCGCCCAAGTTGTCGCTTCTGAAAACGTGCCAGTGTCCGCCCGCTCCGTGCCGAACGTTCCAGCCCCGAAGAACCCACCACCAAAGCCCGTGAACGCCGCAGAACGAATTAGCCCAGACGTAAAGCTCCCCGGCGTGATGTCTGTTGTGACGCCAGATGCCGACGTGGTGAATAGCTTGTTATACGTCCCCGCCGCGATGCGCCGATCCCCGCTCAGGTCCTCCCAAGCAAGCATTCCGCGTGGCGGCTGGTCGTATGCCGTCGTCAAGCGCGTGCGCCACCCTCCAACAGGTCGCAATGACCCGTCACGCCAGCGCACTAGATTAGCGTCACGCCAGCGGCCCGACTGGTCAAACTCGGTTCCGTTGCGATAAACGCCGGGAGGTATCTCAAGGGGCAGTAATGGCATTTATTGACCTCTTTAGTAATGGCACGCGTTGCCGCTTAAAATTCATATTTTACGCCGATAGTATAAATCCCATGCTCCCATTGATTCATTTCGGCTTAGAAAGCCGCACATCATGCGGCGGTGATTAATCAAGGCTCGGGTAGCGAACCGCAGAAAACCACAACATCAAACTTTGTTTCGTCCCAAGGGCTGACATACGACCCATTCGCCGCAGAGCCAGACAGTCCCGACGAACCCATTTCAAGTTTTAATTGTGTCGCGGACGGAATGACTGTGAACCCGTAGTAGGTGTTAAACAAATGGCTGTTTGTAAACACCATTTCACCGACGGCAAAACCCGTCGTTGTCGCTTTGCAGATGACCCTGATACTGTAGAAGTCAGGAACGCCACCAAGGGCGTGCGTGAATGTGTGGCTGCCGTTTGCCGCAGGGCATTGAACCGCCGCGCTTCGGAAAACATTAGGCAAAGCGTCAAGCTGCGTCTG